GAAATTACCTTTGATTATGAAACAACTGAATCAGAATTGTCTCATCCATTTAATTGCGATTGTCATGGAAAATTTATTAAAGGAAGAGGAAGATGAAAGGGTTTCTTCTTAGTCTGCTTCTTTTTGCTTCGGTTTCACAAGTAGAAGCTGATTACGTTTATGAAGCAAATCAATCATTATACGACTTACAAACCAATTCAGCAGGTTCTACAGGATTAGGCTCAAATGATGATTCAGTATCAGCAGCCTTTGACTTAGGTTTTACTTTTACCTTTTATGGCAATGACTTTACTCAAGCAAGAATGGCCACCAATGGCTGTCTGCATTTTAACCTGACAGGCAGTTATTGTGGGGATTACACCCCTGATCCACTGCCTCAATACACCAATACTTTATTTCCATTCTGGACTGACCTAATAAAAGATGGCGGTTCAGCTATGAGAGCCAAAGCCTTTGATGATTACACCATTTTTGGCTGGTATAAGATGCGGGAATACAATCGTGCTAATTCTGATAACAGCTTAGAAGTCTGGTTATACCCTAATAATACTTATGAGTTCCGTTATGGCGAACTGGACATTATTAGCCATGATGTTTTAATAGGCGAACAGGGCAGTACCTCACAGATTTACACTTACCATTTTTTTGACGAGTGCAACACAGGGACTACCAATGTATCTGGAACCTGTGTGAGTTACGACTGGAATTCCAGTAGCAATGCGGTGAATACTTTACTGGAAGGCGGTGGTTCTTTGTATGGGGATGGTACGGATCAATCGCTGTGTGCAACAATCCCTTTAACTTCTGTCAACTGTTCTGGTTATGCCGTAGCTTATTTTAATCAACAGTGTGATTTAAGTGCTTTATACGATGATGAGTGTACTGGCTACGCTGCTGCTTATTTGTTGCAACAATGCAATCTGGATATTTTCTATTCGGTAAATTGTGTCGGCTACGCTAATGCACTGTTTGACAGTGAATGCGATGATGACCCTCAGTTTTCTCCTTCTTGTCCAGGCTATTTGTTTGAACAATCGGCTGCCTATTTTGTCGAAGAACAATACGACTATGGCTATGAGGAATTTGATTATTATGAAGAAGACTATTTTGTTTACGAAGATGAAAGTTTAGGGACTGTAGGGTATGAAGAAGTTTGGGACGATGACCCTTATGCCAATATGGAATTTACAGATGCAGAGTGGTACGAAATTGACTTAGAAGAATTTGGACAAGAGCAGGTAGATGAGTGGTATGGAGCAGAAGTTTCATTTGATGATGAGGGTTTGATTGTTTGGGAAGATTCTGCTTTAACTGATTGGGATGAACTCGATATGCAGATGGATGAATACGATGAGTTCGTTGAAATCTATGAAGAAGTTTACTACGAAGAAGAGTATTTTGATCCAGTTTATGAAGAAGAATTTGTAGAAACGCTTTACATCGAAGAAGAATATATTGTTTATGAAGAACTTTATGAAGAGCCTATAGAGGTTGCTTTTGAGTATGAACCCGAATATGAAACGCCATTACTGGAAGATGTGCTCATGCAAAACTTTGAGCATGAGCAGATTGTAGAAGTTTTTTATGAAGAAGAACCAGAATTTCTTGAGTTTGAAACGATAGAAGAACTGGATGAATGGTTTGAAGAGGAAATGGAAGAAGAGCAGCTTGCCGAAGAAGAAGTCATAGAGGAAGCAATAGAAGAGTCTATTGAAGAAGAACTGCTGGCAGAAGAAAGGGAAGAGCTCGAAGAAGCTATAGAGGAAGAAGAATTTGAAGTGGTTGCCAGAGAAGATAACAAAGGCGATAAAAGAGAAATGCAACTGAATGTGGTTGCCAATACTGTGCGAACAGCGACCAATAGTATGAGTGGGACTACATCGGGTACATCCATGCAGTCTACAGGCAATTCTGTGGCTTCTGGAGGCGTTTCTAGCCCTACTGCTACTGCGGTAGCCAGTTCAGCTTCGGGGGGTGGTATGAGTACATCCAGTTCTCCCAGCATTTCAGCACAGTTTACATCTGCTACAGCACAGACACAGACCCTTTTAGATATGAGTTCAGTAGCTTCAACAGGAGGCTCAATGTCAACTGACATGGGTTCGTTTGATTCAGGAATTACCTCTGTTGCATCAGCAGATACATCTCTTTCGGCTGATATGGCTTCGGTTGATTCTGGTTCCACTGTAGAGGTTGGAGCTTCGGTAGAAACAGAAGTTGCCTCTGGAGACACAGAAGTAACTGTCGCAGACACAGGGAGTTCGGATACAGCATCTGGTTCTTCTGGCACAGTATCTGTCAGTGTTGTTCCCATGCAGACTTTTGATGGTTCACCACAGGTGGTCATGGCAGAAGTACAGGTGCAAAATATGCAGGGCGAGATCGATACAGCCATTTCAGGAGTGATGACGGCCAGTGAAGCGGATCAGGTTGCAGATAAAATCATTGCCCAAAACATAAAAGAACAGCAGGAAGAACAGGAAGCAGAACAGCAACAAACAGGTCAATATGCCGACTCAACTACGCTTATTGCCTACATGGGCTATGTGCCTGGATTCAATGCCTACAGTCAAGTACAGTTGCCACAGGCCTCCGCTTGGTATGAACCAAAAACAATTTATGGTAATGTATCAATATCGGATAATGTGCAAGCGTTTTATGGAATGTATGCAGACAGTCTGAATGGCATGAACAATTTAATTAATATGCAACCAAAACTATAGGGAGTTAAAATGGACTGGTTTCAATCTAAAACAACACAATTGATTGCTTTGGTTTCTATTGTAGGAACACTAGCAGGATTTGGCTACACAGGTGCAACCTATGTCAACAGGCTTGAAAACCTTGAAGCCAAGATAGGCGGCATTGTAGAAACAGAAGATGCACAACAGGCCATTGAAGAACGCTTTGCAGGAATAGAGACCTCCGTTGAATTTGTCAACAAGACAATCGATGAGAGTCTGCTCCTGTGGATTAAAGAAGCACAGGACAATGTTTCGGCTATTCAGGTAACAGTTGGAAAGCTGGAGTCCGACATTGAGAACATTGATATTCCAGAAATTGAGCCTTTGCAGGAAAGCATTGCAAATACAAATGCAAGCATTGCTGGGATTAAAGCCAGCGTTGATGCGATTTATGCAGATGTTCAATCCCTTAAAAATAAAAGTGATAACCCATTAGCACAGTGAGGCGATTATGAGCGATGAAAATTACCCAAGCGGAAGATTCGGTGGCGACATGGACAGGAATGAAGTTGAGATTGATCTCAATAAATTCATGGCATTGTTGCAGGAAACAGCAGAACTTAAAGACAAGATCAGGGATTTGGAGGATGTAACCAAAGCCAACCCATATCAAAAGTTTATCTTTGTAGCCGAGGCAGTAGACAGTTGGCGGATATTCCCCAGAATTTTTCTGTGCGTTTATATCTTTTTGCTTTATTACGCAACCATGTGGTTTATGAATTTACCAGACCCAACCTTTGAGCAGTCTGGATTAATCAGTATTATTGTTGGTAGTTTCGCAGCTTGTTTCGGACTTTATGCAGGAAACTCCAACATGGCTAAAAAGAACAAGAAATAAATGGCAGTGAAGAAAAAGAAAAGGAAAAAACAAAAACCACATAAAAAGAAAATTGCCATTGGTTGTGGAAAAGTAATGGGAAATCGTAGAAAAGTAACCAAATATAATTAATATGCAAGGAGATTAGTATGGCTATAGGTTTGAGTAAATGGTTCAAGGCGACCTTTCTTGGTCTTGAAGAAAAAAGAGTACGCACCAGAGATAAAGACGGCAAGTATGTTGGTGACGATAAATCCACCCCTGATGTCAATGAAGCATATACCACGGTTAATGTCCGTAAAAGCAATACAAAACCAGCACAGGAAAGAAGACTGAAAAGACGCGGGATTAAATGAAGCTCGCTGTTTTCTTAGGGGTAATGCTGTTACTGACAATTTCTGCTTTTGTCGGTTATCGCATGATTGTGGTAGCCGAGATAGAAAAATTGGAACTAGCGTTGCAAATAGCGCTCAACAATCAACAGGTGCTTGAGAATACAGTCAAACAACAGAATGACCAGATTGTGCAAGCGTTGGAAAGCGCCAAGAAAACCCAGCAACAAATCCAGACCTTGAATACACGCTATAGCGAGTCACAGGCCCAGGTAACAAATTTGAGAAATAAGTTTGCCAATCACAATCTGGAAGGCATGGCATTAGCCAAGCCTGCATTATTGGAGGGCAAGATCAATAAAGCCTCTGCCAGAGTGTTGGAAAACTTAAATGTAATAACCAATCCAGACCAATTTGATGAAGAACTTACTGCTACTGCTACTACTACTGTCAATTAGTGGCTGCACCTCTTTTTCCTTGTTTGGGGATAGAAAAGAGAAAGCCATGGTCCCTGAAACAAAACCCGTGGAAATTATAACAGTCGCTAGAACCGCACCGATTTACCATCCACCATTGCCTGAACCGATTGAGTCTTCAGGAATAGAATGGCGGATACTTTCTCCTGATATAATGCAACAGTATCTTGAGAACCTGGAAGCAGGAGAAGAGCCAAGGGTCGCGTACTACGGACTGACTTCCCAGGGCTATGAGAACTTATCCATGACTATGGGTGAAGTGACCAGGTATTTAGAGCAAATCCTCCATATTGTAGGTTACTATAGGGAAATGGATGAAGAAGAAGAGGACACCAAATAAATGTCATTAGCAAAATACATTCTCAGACCAGGAATCAACCGGGAAGGAACCGATTACAGCAACGAAGGCGGTTGGTATGATGCCAACCTGATACGCTTTCGCAAAGGCTTGCCGGAGAAAATAGGCGGCTGGGAAAAGGCCACCGTAAATACTTACTTGGGGACCGGCAGGGCGCTTCATGGCTGGGTCAATTTAGCCGCCACCAAACTTTTGGGAGTGGGAACAACTTACAAATATTACATAGAGTCCGGAAACGCTTTTAATGACGTGACCCCAATCCGGGTCACCACATCTGCTGGTGATGTAACGTTTTCCGCCACCAATGGCGATGCAACCCTTACTGTTACAGATGCTTCGCATGGCGCAGTAAAAAATGATTTCGTTACTTTTAGTGGTGCCGCTACTCTAGGTGGTTTAATTACAGCCGATGTATTAAACCAGGAATACCAGATAGCTACCATTGTCAATACCAATAGTTATACCGTTGAGGCCAAGGACACAGATGGGGACACAGTTACCGCAAATAGCAGTGACAGCGGCAATGGTGGATCCAGTGTAGTGGGTGCTTATCAGATCAATGTAGGACTGGATGTGTATGTTCCTTCTTCTGGATGGGGAGCCAATGCATGGGGGGATGGTGGTTGGGGTTCTATTGCCACAATTTCAGACACCAATCAGTTGCGTACATGGACTCACGATAATTTTGGCGAAGACGAGGTAATGAATCCACGCGCAGGCGGCATTTATTATTGGGATAACACCAATGGTTTAAGCACCAGAGCTGTTTCATTTTCTGATTTGTCAGGGGCAAATCTTCCGCCAACCAAGGCGTTTCAGATTCTGGTCAGCGACATTGACCGCCATATCATTTGTTTTGGCGCAGATCCCTTGAATGATGGGGGAACCGCCAGGACGGGATCAATCGATCCCATGTTTATCTGTTGGTGTGATCAGGAAAATGCACCCGAATGGGAGCCAAAACTTACCAACACAGCCGGATCCTTTAGGCTTTCTTCAGGCTCTTTGATCGTTGGTGCGATAAGAGCGCGTCAGGAAACTCTGGTATGGACAGACACAGCGCTTTATTCCATGGCGTTTGTGGGATCTCCTTACACTTTCAGCAACAATCTTATTAATGAAGGGGTGGGGCTTATCGGTCCTAATGCTGCCATTAACTCGCCTCAAGGAATATTCTGGATGGATCTCAAAGGATTCTATTCTTATAACGGGTCAGTTGCTTCAGTCCCTTCTTCGGTTCATTATTATGTATTTAACGACATCAATCTTACACAGGCCTATAAAGTATTCGGTTTTTTAAACAAGTCCTTTGATGAAGTGGGTTGGTTTTATCCATCAAGCAGTTCAACCGAGATAGACAGATATGTCATTTACAACTACGTTGACAACACCTGGTCAATCGGCCAACTAGAACGACATGCGTGGCTTGACGAGGGGATCGAGGATTATCCGAGGGCTACCGGGACCGACACCAACAACTACCTTTACAAACAAGAAACGGGTTACGACGCAGATGGTTCGCCCATGGACAATGTTTATATAGAATCGAGTAGCCTGGATATTGAAGAAGGCGAACAGTTCAGCTTTGTCAATCGGATTATCCCGGACATAAAATTCACCGGATCGAATGCAAATGCGGCCATGAATGTGGTGCTGAAGAAGCGCAACTGGCCGGCAGAAAGTTTAAGCACATCTTCCACGACATCGATAACCTCTTCAACCACCAAAATAAACACAAGAGCAAGGGGACGCCAGATGGTTCTGCGGTTTGAATCCGATGACGACAACTCTTCAGGCCTTCGTTCAGGGCTTGGGTTTCGGGTCGGCGCAACACGCATGGATATCAAGATTAATGGCAGGCGTTGATGGCCAGATTGCTTGAAACACAGCTTCCAAATGCTTTGACAGAAGTTTCTCCTGATCTTTACAACAGGATGATCCGCATTTTACAGCTGAACCTGGGTTCTTTTGACCCCACGGAAACGCCCCAATACACGCTGACCACCATGAACCAGAACAAGTTCAATGCCGGCGATGTCATCTGGAACCTCAATGCCAAGAGCTTGCAGGTCTACGATGGCGCCAAGTGGAACGATATTTACTCAGGATCTGACAACGGATTGAGCGCAACCGGGGCTGTTGGCACACTGTCAATCAGTACCAATGGAGCGATATCAATTGATTTGTAGATTAAAAAACATAATACTATGAAGATGCTCGGCTTATGGGGTCTTCGCAACCAAGTGTGATGCGAAAATGAAAGTAGAGCTCATTGAACAATTAGGCATTACCCCCACTCCCGGTGGGATTGATAAGCTATTGCAACTTCAAGACACTCAAAACTATTACGACAGAGGCATTGTCAATCTGAGAATGGGTGGCTCTCTCAGTTCCGGTTTCGATACAGACGATTGGGAGCTGGATGATTACAACCAACAGATACAGGAACTGAAAGAAGAAAAAAGATCATTAGGATTTAGCGGAGAAAACAGCCAGAGAAAAACACAGATCAACCAGGCGCTTAGAGGATTAAGGCTTGAAAGGCTTAAAAAAAGATTCCGTGGTTTTGGTTCTGGTATCGCTGAAACTCTGGGCAGAGTAAATGTTGCTGACACCACAGGCATGGCACAGCCTCCATCAGATGCCCAACTGGATCAATTTGCAGAGGCCGTAGATGCAGGCTCAGACACAGCGGCAAGAGATATTCTCGGAGGCGATGTGTTCGGAAAAATTACCGGAGGCATCAGCGACCTTCTTCAAAATGCCAGAGACTTGCGTGAAAGGAGTGCTGCCACAGGTCCGGGAATGGCAATGCCTTTTTTTACCGGAGTCCAGGAAGAACCGCTACTTGAAAGAGGGGCGATTGCTGCCGAGGCTCCAATTGACGAAACAGGTTATGCACTGCCTCCTGAAATTCAAGAAGATCAGTGGGTCACTTTAGACCCAATGAAGTTAAGCTGGCGACAAAGAACGGCGCCATTTGGGGAATTTAGCGGTGAACTTGAGGAGCAATTTGGAAACTTTTCAGACGAATACAGCCCACAAAAAAGCAGAAACAGAAGATGGAACGCAGAAACAAGACAATGGGAATACCGAGCGCCTCCCGACTACATGGAAAAAAAGGCATGGATAAACGCCATGAAAAGCCCAGCTCGATCCGGTTATCAGATGGCTGAAGGTGGCATTGTCGGTTTGTGGGAGGGTGGTTTTCCTGGAGATGAAGAACAGTATTGGAGCAACCCATTGCTCAATTATGGCAGAGATGATTACGGAGAAGATGACCAGTATTGGGACAGGGATCCGCAAATGGACCCAGAAAGATACGGAGGATACCAAGGAATCGGTGGTTGGTATGATCCTCCGGACATTCGAGAGCATACTGCTTGGGTGAATCAACAGATAGCAGACTCTGACGCTTATGGCTACGATGAAGATGAAAGAGAACGGCAGTACCTGGAAACACAGCAGAACATTCAAACAGCCGCTGGTTATCCTATAGAAGAAAACGAAAACGATGCAAGAGCAATATGGAGTGATGAGGAATGGAAGTGGAGTGAAGAAAGAGGTGAGTGGGTTTCTTCCGATTATGTGGAACCTGTAAACCCTTATGACGATGACATATTTTCAAAAACGATCCCCGCAGGTGGAGAAGATGCTGTGGGCGAAGATGAAGACTCCGAACTTCCTTGGTGGTTGAGGCTCGGTGGATTTGGGCCGTATTATGGTGGTCCTTATGGTGGAATTGGGAATATAATTTTTGGACCTTCTGACACAACAGATACAACAGGTACAACGAGTACAGCCGACGTAAATGCAGCAGATGCCCAGGCAACGGCAGATGCAGCACAAGCTGCGGCTGATGCAGCGGCGGCAGATGCACAGGCAGCGGCTGATGCACAAGCAACGGCTGATGCACAGGCAGCGGCAGACGCAGCAGCGGCTGAAGCACAAGCAGAGGCAGATGCAGCACAGGCAGCGGCAGATGCAGCAGCAGATGCACAGGCAGCAGAAGATGCACAGGCAGCGGCAGATGCAGCAGAGGCTGAAGCACAAGCAACGGCAGATGCAGCAGAGGCTGAAGCACAAGCAACGGCTGGAACTCCAAAGCCTGGAGATGAAGATTATGTTGGTCCCCCAGAGCCAACAGAAGAAACCTTTTTAGATAAGCTGAAAGGCATGAGCTGGCAGCAAATTCTCGGCATCTTAAGTTTGCTTGGGATTGGTGGCACTACCCTTTCCCAACTTGCCGGAGATTCAACTGGCGGAATTACAGGATTGATGGGAGACGGAGAGTTCGCCGATCCAGGAGCAGCTGGCTTTGCTGGTATGCCCGGCGGCGGTGTTGGCTTGCCAACCTATTTGGGAGGCGACACCAGCAGAGCGCCAATTTACTATCCATTTGCGTCGGAACCAACCAAAGAATATAACGTAGCCCAAGGCGGTCCATTCTCATTTACGACAGGACCACCACAGGAATCTTTGGTACAAAACCTAGGATACGATAATGTTCCTGGTGTAGAATATATAGCAGATGGTGCTTTTGTTCGTCGCAACGGCTTGACCGAGGGACCTGGCACCGAAACCAGTGATGACATCCCGGCGATGTTGTCCGATGGAGAATTTGTAACCAATGCCGAGGCGAACAGAGGCATTGGCTTGATGGCATTAATGAACCAGGGCGCACCACAACAAACGATGATGGACCCTGAACAGCAACGATTGGCAGGCGCAAGGCAAATGTATTTGCAACAAGCACTTGGCCAACAGATGG